AAATATCCATTAGCTTTTCGATACGGACTTCTTTTAGATGCAAATTCAAGTGTCTTAATGAACTCATTAGGCAACTGGGCAGAGGTAGTTAAAGAGAAAACAACGGAGGAGTGGATTGAAGTACTAGTAAAAGGTGTTCATGGAAATATAGTTGATCCTCATTTACTAGAATTATACATGGAATGCGCAAATAAAAACAACCTAGAAATAACACGGAAAAAATGAAAAAAATAATTACATTAACAGAGCTAAGAAGGCTTAACGCTCATGTGGCTAATGGCGAAATATCAGCTACTAAAATGGTTGCAATTATAAACGAAAAAGCTAAAATAGCAAATGAAAAAGCGAAGGTTGTAAATATTAATTATTTCGATAAATACAGATATGAAGCTGAACTAAACGAAATTTTACACAATGATATTTTTAAACTAAAAAAACAAATTGAATCATTAAAATATGAAAAATAAAATAAATCTAAATATGTTAGCAGGTTTTAAAGGCTTCAATTGGGTTTCGAGATATTCAGACACCAATGAAACCGATAACATTGGCAGGTGGTCAAGAACATGTTACTACAATGGTTTATGCATTGGGTGGGTTAATGGCTATGTTAATGAAAGTGTAGCAATAGGTGTTCGCATTACTGGTGTTGTTGATTTTTTTACAGTAAGTTTAGACTTTCCAACTTCAAGCCAACCACATGGAGGGTATGAGAATTTCACAGATTTCAAAGAGTGTCAAAAATACGTAGAAGAAATGTTTTTAGATTTTAAGAAAATAATAAATAAATAATATGAATAAATCATATATCATAAACAAGTCGCTCGAGCTGTTTCCGGAGCATGAAGATATTTTTGAGGACATAGCAAACGAGCATAGACGCCACGGTTTTATAAAAGCCGTTAAAGTATTACAACCAATTTTGCTCTTTGATTTTTTTATGTGGTTTCGTAAAAACGGAGAAAAGCATTTAGATACGAGTATAGAAAAAATGATTGAAATATATTTAAAAAATAAAGATGAGTAAGCTAAATATAGAAATTTCAAAAGATGCAACTACTGGAGCAGATGTATTCATTTACAACTTCCATTTAGATGATGGAACAATTAAGTCTATTAAGTTTTTAAAAGAAACTCATAATGCTATTGAAGCTTATTTTAAGCCTAAGAAAGAGAAGAAGAAACCGGCTCCGGCACCAAATATAGAAGACGTAAGGGCATATTTTAAGGAAAAAGGATATTCACTACAATCCGCTAACAAGTTTTTTGAATATTATGATACAATGGGGTGGAGGGGTGCCAATAATGCTCCTGTACTTAATTGGAAAGGTAAGGCATTAGCTGTTTGGTTTGTTGATAAGAATAAGATACAAGAAAAGGTAGAGCAAACATCTGGTTTTTTCAGAAGTTAATTGTATATTTGCATCACTCATTCACTAAAACGAAATTAAAAAAATCCAGTTGCGTACATTGCCAAATGCTAATACTTAGCGAGTGGATGAGTCTTTGTATGTAGCTGGTATTTTAATCATGGAAAATACAAAAGAAATTTGGAAAGATATTGAAGGATTTGAAGGTAGGTATGCTGTATCTAATTTCGGAAATGTAAAATCACTAAAATTTGCAGGTAGATTCGAGTCTAGAAATTTAAAGCCAGGAATAGGTACTACAAAATATTATTTAGTTTCTTTGGTTAAGAATAAAAATGGTAATACTAAAAAGGTTCATAGATTAGTTGCTAAAGCCTTTATTCCAAACCCCGAAAATAAACCACAAGTAAATCATATAGACGGAAATAAATTAAATAATCATGTATCTAATTTAGAGTGGTGTACGCAAAAGGAAAACTGCCAACACGCTTTTGATACTGGTTTGAATAAAATATATCCACATCAGATAGATTTACTTATAAACAGAACCATAGAAAGATGTTCAATGAAAGTAATTAATACATCAAATGGAAAAATTTATAAATCTATAAAGATAGCGGCTAAAGAAAATAACATAGGGTATAGCGCTCTTAAAAGAAAACTACAAGGCGTTACAACAAATAACACAACATTTATATATTATAAATAATGACATTAAAAGAAAAAGAAAGAGCTGTACTTAATTTATATGCAGATAACGAAAACCTATTTGAGTCTTGCCATCATTTGATATTTGAGGAGTTATGGTCAACAAACTTTAATAAGGTTAAATACAAAATTATTAAACACAACCACGATAATGGTAAAAAGTCTGATGTTTATTTACTTTCAAATATGTTAATTAAGGCCGGCTGCAATAAGAAAGAAATTGGATTAGAAGTTTCAGAGCCTAATTATGCTATTGCTAAAAACGTATCAGAATACGTAAATGATATATTTGACGAGTATACTAAGCGAAAAATACTACCAATACTTCACAGCGTTCATTCAGAGCTAAGTAATGATATAGGTGATGTAAATAGCTCTATTGATGATTTAAAGTCTATAGTATCAGATATTGAAGGAATTAAGAATAACCTATCAGTAGAAAGGCACATTGAAGATATTTTCGATGAAGCTTTTGAAGAGTTAATGGAAGCTCAGAATAGTAAATCTGAAACTATTGGACACTCATACGGAATCAAAGACTTAAATAAAATAACATCAGGCGCAAAGCAAGAGGTAATTGTTGTTGGGGCAAGACCTGGAATGGGAAAGACTAGCTTAATTATTAATATAGCTAAACATATTGCGGTTGATAAAGGAGAACCATTGATTATATTTTCTTTAGAAATGCCCGCAAAACAGTTGATGAAAAACATTTGGGCTAATTGCTTAGAGATTAACAGTTGGCAGATTAGAAGCGGAAATGTATCAGATGAAGATTTAGTAAGAATTAAAAAACTAAGAGGTAAAATTAAAAGAAACCTAATTATTGATGATACGCCATCTATTACACATCAATATGTAAGAACTAAGATAAGAAAGGTTCGTAAGCAACTAAATATTCCATTAAGTACACTTATGACCGTCATGATAGATTATTTGCAATTAATGAAGAATATTAAAGAAGAGACCATGGGTAAATCTAAAGAGGAGCAGGTAGGAGATAGGTGTAACGGCTTATTAGAAACTTCTAAAACAGAGAATTGTTGTATGATTGAATTATCTCAATTATCTAGAGACGTTGAGAAAAGAAATCCGCCATATCCTTTAATGTCTGATTTGAAAGACTCTGGAGCTATTGAAGCAAATGCTGTACAAATTTGGTTGTTATATCGAGCCGATTACTATAATTCAGACGCTACTGATCCGAAAACAGGAATGGATTTACGTGGACTGTGTGAGATTAATGTAGCCAAAAACAGATACGGAAGCACCGGAAAGGTTTACGTGAGATTTGAAGGTAAATACTCTGCCTTTAAGGATTTTAATATGAATGAAGTTGGCGGAATAGTAATAGGAGGCGACAATGGAGAACAATTCTAAAGTAGATTTTAAATCACCAATAGGATTAGCCCTATCCTCAGTATGCCTAAAAGAGTTCTATAACCTATATGATACAGAAGGTGTTGGAATTATAACAAATACAAAATCCGGCGCTTTATTATTTGATTTAATGAAATTTGTAGAACAGGATATAGAAATAGATAGTGATACTAAGAAAATTATATGGAAAGATTGTGTAGACGATTACAATATAATTTATGATAAAACTATTGAAGATAAAGAAAAGCATAAGAAATTAAGAGAAGAACTTTATAAATCTAGGCTTATAGAATATTGGCTTAATAAAGTCGCAGAAGACGGAAGAATGGTTACACTTCAAAATGAGGTTTGTTATAGCGATGGTAGTGTCAAATTAGAAGAAATACCAGTTCCTAAATTAAATGCTCAATATCATACGTTTAGATTATTTAGAGAAGATTAATTTATTTTGTAACCTTTTAAAATTATTTACGTTTAAATACTTAATTATGGTAAACGCAAAACTATTAAATAAACTTAAAGAAAGGCACCCTAACAGGACTAATACCCAATTAAGGGCGGTTATATTCGGGTATCTATCTATTATTAATAATAAGCTATCTAATTCTCAAACATTAAGATTAGTAATTCCCAAATTAGGTGTTGTACATACGC